AGAAGCATTCAAACGCTCACCGGTTCTCAACTTGTTGTAAATGTTGATGATGCGCTCTGGCACGCCGGTTGCGTTCTGTGCAGTGGCAAATTCTCCTTCACGCACTACTGATCCAGGGTCAAGCATTTTCATGTATCCAAAGATCAACGACAAGTCTCCGACTGCGCTGTCATCAGATGAAAGCACGCGACCGTAAGCTGACTTGACTGCCTGATACGGCTGGGTCTGATCGTTGTATTCCTTGCGAAACTTAAACTCAAGCTCTGGTCTCTTGTCAGCAGGAATGACGCCCATTGCCATCTGTGCTGCTTCTGCCTCGGCACGGGTTGCTTCTGCGCCAGATTTCTTTGCCGCAGCATCAGATGCACGGATTGCAGCGTCGGCCTGTTTAATCTGAGATTCAGTCAGGTTGATTTCTAAACCAAACTTTTGTGGAGCGTACTTAGCTTTTGCTTCTTCAACAATGGCCTCGGCGGTTAGTTTCCTAGCTTTGAGTGGTTGTTCTGCTTCAAGCCTGCTTGTTGATAGTGTCTTGTCGATGTTTTCAAACATCTCTTTTGCACCAGGCATTGATGAAATGATGTACGTCAGACCTTTGAAGGCAATTTCTGGCCCTTGTTTTTCAGCAGTATCTGCCATTCGTTCATACAACGAAGCCTCTTGCTCATCACCAGATGTACGCTCGGCCAATGCTCGATCTCGCAACAATTTGATTCCAGTTGCTGGATTTGTTTGCAGAGCAGATAACACTTGGCCATTGAACCGCAATACGTTTTGCTGTTGCTCTTTGCTGACGCCTTCAATGTATGGTCGGATTGCATCTGCCTGATCTTTTGGCAGAATTGATGCAAATGTCAGAGCATCTCGCATGGTTGGCTTTGGATTTGCCAAAAATGTGTCGCGTGCTGTAGCAATCTGTTGCTGCTGTTGCATTTGTTGCGCCAGCTGCTGCTGTTTGGCAAGTGCAAGTTGCTGTGCTTGTTGTTGCGCTCGTTGGTTGGCAGCATAGGTTTCACCCAGCTGCATACCGGCCACAGCCTGGGCAAATGGATCTTGGACGCCTTGAAAATAGTTGATTGGCTGAACCATTAGAACATCCCTCTTTCTTGATCAGCAAGCATTGAAGTTTGCTGGCTACCAATGTTTGTGCCGTAGCCAAATGCTGCGCCTAAATTACCAAGTTGGCCGGCCATTCCAGAAAATGGATTTGTTCCAAGTCCTGATGTTTGACCAAAACCAAAAGCAGCAGGAACGCCGCCAAATGCTTGTTGCTGTCCCATAATGCCGCCGGCCTGGGCTGCACCTTGTTGGCCCATCAGGTTTGCAATGTTTGCTCCAGTGTTTAATCCAGCTGTTCCAACACCAGCTGCCGATGCTTGGCCAAGTCGCGCAAGTTCACCAGTTGCCCCCATGCCTGCCGTTGCAAGATTTTGCGCTACCGTGCCGCCTGTTGCTGCCAAGCCTCCGAGCCTGCCATATTGCTGGTTGATCAATTCGTTCAATAACTGTGGCTGAAATTGAGCCAATGCGCCCTGAAGATTTCCACCACGCAATCCGCCTGTGGCTGATGCAGTTTGCAGCAATGATTCTTGGCCTTGTCGAGACATGGCTTTGAATTGCTCTCCACCTTCAATGGCTGCAATGGCTTGGCGCTGTGCTTCCGGCCCTCTGAGACCGATCAACGCCTGCTGTTGCTCAAGTGCTGGTGCGCCGGCCTGTGCGTATTGTTGGAGTGTTGGCAATGCTCCTGCGCCAGCTTGTTGATATGGTGAGTAACCACCTAATGCCCCAGCGCCAGCTTGCACGTATGGGGATAGTGTTTCTCGCATCAGATCAAACTGACGCCGCTGTTCATCAATGCCGCCTTGCGCTGCACCTTGCTGGGCTTGTGATGCACTGCTGGATGCTTGGCTACCCTCAATAGCGCCACCGATAGCAGCACCAATGGCTGGCGCACCAAAAAATGAACCAGCAACGCCGCCTAAAACACTTAGTAAACCCATATCAACACCTCAATTTCTTGGATGCCGCTGGTAGCAAGTTTCTCAGCAGCAGAATTTTCGCACATATTCAATCCTCAGACTCGCGCTCTTCCCAGGCTTGGCAGGATCGTAGGTCATGGCAGATGAAATCAAACTTTTCGCAGTAGCCGCGAAACCCTGCGTTGGTGTCCCAATCGTTGCGGGGGATGCGCTCCATCTTGGCCTGGGTCATGGTGCTGTTGTCGTAATACTCGCAATTGCTGCAACGCCTACGACGCGCTTCCTGCTCATTCACCTGCATAGCCTTACCAAGTGCCACCCAGTAGGTTTTGTTCGCTCCTGGCTCGTTTGATGGCTTCTCAGGGCCAAGCATCCAATCATCAATCACCACCTGAGTGTTTTTCTTGTTCTCAGCCGTAGTGATGAATTCATCATCCATTGGCAGGCCGGAAAAGCCTTTTGGAATCATCATAAATTCTTTCATGGCAGTCCTTTAGGTAATTTCTCTGCCTGATGCTCTGATAGTTAATGAACTAGCAGCGCTTGCAATTGTTGAAATGAACCCGCCTGATTCTAAAGCCTGCCCTACTAATTCAGGCATCGTATAGGTCTCATCCGGTGCAATGCTGCGGGTATCAACGATCAAGTTTGATGTAGCAGCACTTCCGCCGCTGGTCACCAGGTTAACGCTGATCGTCACGTTGCCGGCCGTGGTGTTGGTGGCGGTGAACTTGTCAATCAGAGCCTTGCAGTTGGTCGCTGTGTACTGCGTAGTTTGTGAGTTTTCGGCTTGCTTTGCTGGAATCAGCACCTTGATTGATACGGTCATTGGATACCTCCGATATTGTTTGACACTGTAAGAATGATGGACGGAATGCCTGGATGCGGTGCAGCCGCAGCAAAAGCAGTAATTTCAATGGAGAGATCATCAACAGAAAACATTAGTTCAACATAGTCATTTGCTTTGAGGTCAAAGAAATAATTTAACGATGAAAAAATCTCAGCGTTGTTACCCTGAACCCTAATTCGGCTGCAACTTTCTGGCACATCTACTCCGTTAAGACGAAACCAAAAGTCAAAGATTCCTGTGCCACCAGCCGTCTTATCAAGCTGAAATGATGTGTCAAAGTTATAGACGCCTTCTGTGTCTACGTAAACACGGGATGTAGGCGATCCAAGATAAACGCCATTACTAAGATCAGTCGTGTTAAACGTGATTGCTGTGGCCGTGTTAATGACCGTGGCTGCCTGCGTTATAGTGTCGTAGAAAGAACCGTACCGACTGCGCTTAAATTCGCGGGGTGCTGGTGTCATCTGCAACCCTTCAACCGCTGCTGTCAGTTGAGCCAGTAGAGCCATTGCCTGGTTGACTTTGTTCTCGGCTGACGCAATGCTGACAGACGTTTGCTGTGTCAGATCGGCAATTTGATCAAGCGTCAGGGTTGTCTTGCCATCAATGACTGCTGCGCTGACTGCTGCCTCTTGCGCCAGTGCGCTGATCTGCGCCAAAGCGTTGTTTGCATTTGCTGCCGCCGTGTCTGCTTGGTATTCAAAGTCAGTGCCGACAATTACTTGTAAGGTGTCAACCGTAGAAAACAACAACTCAAACTGTCGGATCTGCTGCTGATCAGTCAAGAACGCAGTAAGCTGGTCTCGCGTCAGATTCAGTCTGCGTGATACAGGAGCAGTGGCCATCAGTACGCCAAGGGTTCTAGTTGCGCTTCCAGGCGCATGAATGAAATGTGTGCGTCACTGTCACCACGGAAACGCTGAATGCGCCAGTTGCGCATATGGCCTTGCTGAAACCATGCCAAGCGTTTGTTGGCTCCGGTAGTGCCGACGCTGACGCTACGGTCTTGGCTCCATGATTTTCCATTTATGCTGTAGCTGGTGCTGATCTGAGGATTCGTGCCAAGCGCCACGCTGCCGGTAAGTGCCACCAGTTCCAGGCGGTTGAAGATAGCGCCATTGCCTTCGTTATAGACAATCTCAGTGCCAAATTCCCATCTCACTTGCTGGCCGTAGTGGTGGCCGGTATCTTGCACCATGTAACCGACATTGGTTGACTGTGGATCGCCAATCAGCCATTTGTTGTAGGCCCAAACAAAGTTCTGAGCGCGGTACTGTGAGAACCCGACCGTTGTGCTTGTCAAGATGAACCAGACTTGCGCATCAAGTTGTTGCGTTGCAGTGGCGTCGAACACCAGCGTTTTATCAGGCAAGTGAACGTACAGATGCTGATGATTCTTGTCGTTTCGTGCTTCCAGCTTGACCAGAGACAACTGTGCCTCGGTGTAGTTCAGCAAGATGTTATCAATCTCTTGCGTGCTGATCTTTGTCGTGTTTGCTGATACACCCAAGAATATGCCTGGTGCCTCATTGCGGCTGCTGCCCAGAAAAGCCATGCTGTCGACAAAAACACAACAGCCTTGCGTGCCAATTGCTCCACGGGGAATTTGTGCGCCATCGATGCGTTGGAACGGAAACAGATCACCGCCTACGTTGTCAAACACCTCAATTGTGTGGCGATTGAGTGCATATACCTCGTTACGCAGCTTGAGCAATGCCACTACTGGATCAGGGTCAACCTCAGAGGCTCCATACTTAAACGGGTTTACCGTCATGGGGTCTAGCAACTCTGTCACCACCAGAACTTCGCCATCTGTGGTCATGAAAAAACCATCCACCCAGCAAACATCAACCACGACTCCCAAGTCTGGATCGGTTACTTGGCGAAGAATTGGTGTTGTTGGATTCCAATCAATGGTTCCAGGTGTGGTAACCGGGATCCAGTAGAACAAGTTGCCATTTGAGGCAATGGCCAATACGTCGAAGCTGTAATCAAAGATGACTTGATTGGTTCCACCAACGTCACCCAAAACAGTCACTGTGCCATCACTGGCTACCGTCACCAGCTTGGTTCCCATTACCCGGTAGCAGACTCCATTCCACTCAATGCCGCCACGGTCAATGCCTGGGCCTGTGCCATTAGCTACCAGACCGTCACCAGGACGCAAGAATCCATTGCTGATCCCACTCTTTTTCGGAACCGGAACCATGTTCACCGGGTAAGTGGTGCGCAGTTCTGGAGTGTTATCAGCGTAAATTCCGCTAAGAATGGGGATTTGCATGGCTTACCACTTAACCTTGTTGGCCATATCAAGCGATTCGATACCAGGAATTTGTGGCTTGCACAAAGCGCATACGAAAGAAGTCTTCCGCAGCAAGCGTTGTTGGATCACCAAAAGCAGCCGCAGCACCATTGAGTGCCAATGTAAACGTCGTGATCTGCTGTGTCGTGGTGATCAAAATCTCAGTGCCATCAGGCGTGCCAGTGTTCAATGGCAAAGTGACTGTGCCGGTAGCCAACGTGCTGGCCGGCTGTATCAGAATCCACTGCTGCTCACTTACTGGCGTTGGCGCTGTGATGTTAAAGCCTGTGCCTGGTGTGTACAGATTTGTGGAGACGGTCGGTGCAGCAAATGTGCTTTGGAAGTACGTCAGCAGCTGGGTGATCGAAACCTTGCGTGCGTCTCCGTTGTTTGGCACATAGATCGGCAGCAGGTCACCGCCTGAAACTTGGCTTAAGCCTGCGAGTTGGTTGATTGTTGGCATGATCCGTCCTTAGTTGTATTCAATCACGCCGTCTTGACCTGCAATGACAGGATCCACAGGACGCCGCAAGAATGGGGTATCGTAATTGCGCCACGGTTTGTTGCCTGCGCCTGATGGCATTGTGCCTGGCAGCTGCTGCTCAATTGGCATGGCTGCGCGAGACAGGAGCGTGTTGTACGACTCTTTGGCCGTCATCTTGGTGTCAGGCATTACCTGCTTGCCGTAGCTTGGAGCCAGCTTGATTGCCAGATTGGTGTAAATGGCTTCGTTGGAACTGTCTGGGACATTGGTCTGCTCGTCGAGATCGCTATCTTGTGGATTGGATGGTAACGGATAGCCCAAGCGAATGCCAAGTGCGTTCCAGGCTGCAATCATGGTATCCAGCCGGCGCAATGCTGATTGCATCTGATCTGGCGTCAAATCAAAGGCGTAGCTGGCTAGGCCAATCTCGTCAAAGGCTTGGGTGACAAATTCGCGCTTAGTCCAGCCCATATTATTCCTTTAGCTTTTCATCAATCAGGTTGGCGAGTTTCTTGTCCCTGGTGCGCCCATCAAACTTGATGCCAAGTTCAGTAGCCTTGCTCTCCAACTCTGCTCGAGTAGGTGGTGCATCATCATTGATCGGTTCGGATTGGATTGGCTCAGATTGGATCTGTTTGGCCAACTTGCGCCAGTCAAGCGGTTTGCCAGGTTTCTTCTTTTTCTTGACCTTGATCGCCCACTTTGGCTTTGGCTTCTTAGGCGTTGTAGCCTTGTCACCAGCGGCAAGAATGGCAGCAGCAGATGATTCAAACCAGCCAGCAGCCAAACGCTCATCCCATTCGGCCTGCGAGTTGACGGCAATGTATTTGTACGTGCCACCACCTGATCGACGATGCGTTCCAGGGCTTTGATACGCAAGAACAGGGAAGATCATTATTTCTTGGCCTTTGCAGGGGCTTTGCCGGGCTTTCCAGCCATTTCAGCAGCTTTCCTAGCCGTGGATAGCGCCACAGCAATTGCTTGCTTCTGGGGCATTCCTGCTTTGATCTCTTTGGCAATGTTCTTGCCAATGGATTTCTTTGAGTAACCTTTGGTCAATGGCATAAACACTCCTAGTAGAAAGGGGGGCTAATGCCCCCCGATCCTATTGCCGATTAAGGCTGGTTGAACAACAAGATGCCAGACATTTCAGGCTGCTTGTTGACCACGCCAAACAGCGTGTCCAGACGATACTTGATCGTCATGCTGTCAATGTCGTAGAACTTCTGCATGACCAACTCGACGCCCTGGTCGGTGCTGGCGCGCATCACTGCGGTACCGGCATCGGATGGGACAGCGTAGCGGCCTGGCAGGATTTCCAGAGCATCTTTCTGCCAGAACACGTTGATCGCAGATGCGGCAGTGTTGAGCCAGTTGATGGCTGCGGTTGCCGACTCGGTGACCACTTCGACGTTCTTGTATTGCAGTTCCGCATCGGTCGGAGCATTCGTTGCGCCAATGATGGGGGGGCTGATCACAAGGGTCACACCGCCGGCCGGCACGCTGATCACACGGAAGGTTTTCAGTTCGCCAGTCGACTCTTTGGTGATGTGATGCACGGCTTCCACGCCATCAATGGTGAAGCAATCGCCAGCCACCACGCCAACAGAGTTGGACACGGTAACGGTCTGGTAACGGTTGTCGACGTTGATCTGACCGCCCACGGATGTGGAAGTGGCCTGAGGAACGTAATCAGCCTGTGCGCCGTTGGTTGCAATGGTGGTCACGCCGCCAGCTGCTGCCGCGATGCGGTTTGCGTAGTCAAACTTGTAGGTGTTGAAGCCTGCAACCATGCCCACATACGACCGCTCGTAAGCCTTGTCAGACTTGGGGTTACCAAACGAACGCGATGCTTGCGACAGATTGCCGGCCAAACCGTTGTAATCGCGGCTGGACAGACCCAGGAAGCGATCATAGTCAGGCACGCCCTGCTCGTTCATGATCGTGTCGCACAGGCTAACGTCGTCGTAGTCACCAGAGGCGGTTGCGATTGGCACCACCAGCGTACCTTGTGCGGCAGCGGTGTTCATGATGGCCACGTTAATGTCTGATGCCAGCTTTTGCTTGGCAGACTGACCCAAACGGCCTTCTTGCAGTGCATCACGCAGATCCAGAGTGGTCATCTGCCACGGCACGGTCTGGGAGAAACCCAGGGTGCTGGGAACAGACAGCTGCGTCATGTTCTGATAGCTGCCGGCGATGGTCGTGCCAGGGGTAGTGGGGATCGACTGGGCGATGTAAGGCATCGGACGCCAGATCGTGTTGTTCGCACGTTCCATCATGGTTGAATCGGTGTTGTAGACCGAAACGTGACGGGAGAGAACCAGAAGGTCTTGGAAACCTTCAAGAATGTCTTCGAAGGCTACGCGCTCTTCCTTGCTGAATGAATTTGCCATTTGTAAAGCTCCATTGGTTGAATAAAAAACACGGCATTACTGCCACTTTCTCTACTCACCAATGGGCTGGCGGGGGCCATTCAACTGCTATTTTTATGGGTTAGCGATACCCGTTTTGCGCATTATGCCTTTTTTTGGCGTTTGTATTGTATAACTTTGGTCATGTTGCCAGTCCTGGCAGCTTCTTCGCGCAGTCGTTCAAGCGTTGAATCAACCGCACCAGATACCCGGCCAGTGCCTGTAACCACGCGCTCGGGCGGTGGTGCTGACTTGCGATTGGTGACTTTCAATTCTTTCTCCAGTTTGGCCACGGCAAAAGCAAACTTCACCGGGTCTTTGATTTCAGACAGTTCTTTGGCCTTTTTCGGACTTTTGCCGAGCGCATACACCACCAGGGCTGGGTTATCAGCACCTTGCAGCATCACGCCTTGCTGGGTCACGCTAAACAGTTCCTGCGCTACCGCCTCGGCATCCTCAAAGTCTTTCACGCGCAATTCAGCACGCGCTTTTGCGTAGTTGTCCAGCTTTGACTGCCAGGCGCGATTCTGGTTTGTCAGTTCTGCGTCATGGCGTGCCTGATGTTCTTCCACCTGGCGCTTGCGGTCGTACCAGCTTTCCAGCGACTGCAAAACCAAATAGACCAGCTAAAAACGTCATCTGATCCATCGGCCCAATCCATGATTCGTGCATACCGGAACCGAATTAATGAACTAGACGCAAATGGTTATCTGTACAAAGTAGACCTACCCGACAACCAGATTGCCAAGATGCTGGATTGGGACAAGCCGTTAAGTCAGCAATCGCCAGAAGTTCAGACTGCAATGGTTGATAGGCTGAAGGCAATTCCTGAAGATAGTTTCTCTGATTGGACTCAGGCTGCATACAGAGACAAAGCTATTGACGCTTTCACCAATCCAGAATCGTCAGACATAACAGGAGGCGGTTTGTACAAATTTCTTCAAGCGCAGTTAGTAGGATTAAATCCAAATAGCGCAGTTGGAAGTAAGGGGCAGGACTTAGCAAGCGATTACCTGCGACAAGCAGGCATCCCCGGCATTCGCTACCTAGACGGCGGCAGTCGTGGTACTGGTGCAGGCACATCAAACTTTGTCGTATTCCCAGGCAATGAAAATATGCTGACCATACTGGAGCGCAACAACCAGCCCGTCCAGCAAGCGATGCAAGAATTTGAGCAAGGCCTGACCAACTTCATGGCGACACGATAACGGCATCCACCCAGCCGACTTTGGGTGAGTTTGAAGGAAGACAATGGAAAACGAAGTTGTGATTGAAGACGAGCAAGAAGTAGACGTGCCAGTAGAGGCTGTTGAAGCAGAGGAACCTGATGAGGTTGTCGTCAGCATTGGCGAAGAAGAACCGCAGCAGCAAGAAGAACCAGCCCATGCGCCAGAGTGGGTGCGTGAACTGCGCAAGACCAATCGAGAACTGAAGCGGCAGAACCAAGAACTGCAAGGCCGGTTGCAACAATCAGCACCAGT